TTCTTTTTTAGCCATTATTTAGCTCCTTTGTTTGTTAGTTAAAATCTACTTTGATTCTAATTCTTTTACTCTTGCAGATAACTCTTGAACTGCCTTTACTAAGATTGGAATTAAATTACCACTTGCAATTGTTTGTGTACCATCATCTTTTAATTTCCACATTTTAAAACCATCTTTTAATTCATCGTGATTATCTATTACTTCTTTAACTTCTTGAGCAATAAATCCGTGTAGTTGTTCACCATATTTAGTTCCTAATACTGGTTCATCTGAGTCTTTATATTGTGGCAAATCTTTTTGCACATCTTTAGCTTTTTTCCAATTATAAGTAACTGGTCTTAAATCGTTTATTACATTTAATCCAGCAGAAGATGACTCAATATTTTCTTTTAATCTTTCATCTGAACTAGCTGCTGCCCAACTTTCATCTGAACCATCTAATCCCAATGATGCTGTATTAGCACCAATTCCAACAGTTATTGTATTGTCACCAGTACAAGTAACACTTGCACCAATAGCTATTTGACCAACTGCTCCGTTAGCACTTGCATCAGCGTTATAACCTATTATAGTATTAGTGTTACCAGCTTGAATTACATTACCTGCATCTTTACCTATCGCTACATTATCTGCTCCAGTACAAACTCCTAAAGCTCCATAGCCAATAGCTACATTATCATCATCTGCATTAGCACTAAGAGCTGCTTCTCCAATAGCAACATTTCTATGTCCATCAGTACAATGGTCAGCAGCGGCATTTCCTATATAAACACACCCTGCACCACTAGTATGCCTTTTTCCAGCAGATTGTCCAATAGCGATTGTTCCATTTGCACCACTTGAGGTTATTGCTGCACCTGCATCTTTACCTAACAATACTAAATTTGATGCATCAGTAACTGCTGTACCTGCACTTACTCCTATTGCAACATTACTATTACCAGATGTTATTACTTTTAAACTGTCTACCCCAACTGCTACATTATTAACACCAGTAAAATCGTATGTATTACTACCATCAGTACCCTGATATCCACCCATTGATGATTTACCAATACCAACATTGTTATTAGCAGTATTGTTATTTGTATTACTATGGTCTCCATTTGAACCAGATGCTGCACCCATAAAAGTATTATTATCAGCTAGGTCTGAGCCTAAACTCCATCCTGATGTATAGCCTACTAATGTATTATGAGTTGAATCTAATAATTTTAACCCAGCTTGATGACCAACTATTGTTGTATAATTTATTGTTGTTGCTGTGTTACCAGCTTGATGACCAATAGCAACTGTATTTGCACCTGAAGTAAGAGATTGTAGTGCTTGTTGTCCTATTCCAACTACAGAATCAGCCGCAGATGTTAATGCACCTTGAAGTGCAAATTTACCTATAGCGACTACACCATCAACCGCATTACTACCATTATTCATAGCAGATTGACCAATAGCTATATTATTATCTCCAGTAAGTGATTGCCCTGTTTGATATCCCATTGCGATATTGTGGTCAGCGGCATCAGCATCAACTAAATTCATAGTTTGAATACCTATTGCAATATTATTTCCTTCTCCACCATCAGCAGAAGACATTGCACTTTGACCTATGGCTATATTACCACCGCCACTAGTTAGTTCTAATAAGGCACTTTTGCCTATCGCAATATTTTCAGCTCCATCTACGATAGCTTTTCCTGCGTAAGCTCCTATTGCTATATTTCTATCACCATCATTTATACTTTGTAATGCTCTATATCCTATTGCAACGCTATCTTGAGGGTCGTGAGAAGTACCAGACGACATTGTTTGAAAACCAACGGCAGTATTTCTTAAACAATTAACTTGATTAAAAGTTTGCATTGATTGATAACCGATAGCAATATTACCACTACCGTGTCCTGTTTGCCCCTCAGCATCATTAGCAGTATCTTGAGCTGAGTATGCATGATAACCAATAGCTACAACATTTTGGTCTGTTGTAATTGCATCTCCTGCTTCATAACCCATTATAACATTATTACTAGCAGAAGTTGCTGATAATAAAGAATTTCTACCTACAGCAACATTATAATTACCAGTCAATGCACCACCACTTGCAACTGCACTTCCTAATAAAGTATTTGAATGACCAGTAGAAGATGCATTACTTGCTACTGCGTGTCCAACATAGGTATTATTACTGCCACTTACGATTCCTTTTCCTGTATTTACACCAATAGCAATATTTTCAGAACCGCCTGTTAATGCACTTAATGCACTTGACCCAATAGAAATATTAGATTCTCCACCTATAAGATTTGTTGATGCTAAATATCCGATTGCTACATTGTGGTCTGCATCTACTACATCCATCAATGCTTGATAACCTATTGCAATACTACTATTAGCATCATTATCTGTAGCAGTTCCAGTTCCACCCATTAATGCCTCATAACCAATAGCTACATTATTAGTACCACTTACATTTCCAACATTGTAAAATGCTTTGTAACCGAGTGCTGTATTATTAGTATTCGCTACTACTCCATAACCTGCATACATACCAACCGCAGTATTACCAGTTGTTTCATCATTAGAATCAGAATTTTGACTATATAAAGCTTGATATCCTATGGCGGTTGTACCTCTACCAACATCATCTGTATTTAATGCTTGAACACCAACAGCCGTATTAAAGTCTCCAGTTGTCATACCAGCCATAACATTTGAACCAACTGCCGTATTACCATGTCCCTCTGTAATAGAAACTCCCGCATTAGAACCTAAAAGAGTAGTATCAAATGCGGTTGTTACTGCATATCCAGCCTTATATCCAACGGCACTATTATTAACAGTTCCATCTCTATTTTGATTTGTTAAAGCTAGATGTCCAACAGCTGTGTTAAAATCACCTGTATCTTCTGTAGCTAAAGAACCATATCCTATTCCAACATTTCCTATCCCACTTGTTAATCCACCTAAAGAAGCTTGACCGATACCAATCGAACCAAGAGCATCTGTTGAACTTGTTGCATCTAATGCACCATAACCGATAGCAACCATACCATCTGCACCACCAGCTCTCATTGCTTGTGTGCCTATAGCAATGTTATAATTTCTATCTGTAACTTGTTCTCCAGCCTCGTAACCAATAAAAGTATTGCTTCTTCCGCCAGCTAAGTCTTTTCCTGATTCAAATCCTACTGCCGTATTTTCAACACCAGATGTCAAAGCAGTAAGTGCATTATAACCTATTGCTATTGCACCAGTAATGTCGTTACCAGCAGTTGCATCTAAAGCTTGTGCTCCTATAGCAATAGATTGTTTTAAGTTTCCAGTACCGCCTTTACCAGCAAATGTTCCTATAAACACATTTTCATCAGCACCTGAATTATTAACTAATTGACCTGCTCCCCAACCAATCGCAACATTGTTATTTTCTCCATCGTCAGCAGTTTTAAATGCTTCAACTCCAATTACAACATTATAACTATTAGTTGTACCAGCAAGTAATGCATCTTTACCTATTGCAACATTATCTGCTCCAGTTGTAATTGCATATAAACTTGAATTTCCTACTGATGTATTGTTAGAGTGGTTTTGTCCACTAGCTCCTCTTTGGGAATATGCACCAACAGCAGTATTACTTGAACCAGTTTGATTATACCTTAAAGCACTCATCCCCAAACCAGTATTTGCACCACCAGCTGTATTTGATTGCATTGCAACTGAACCCATACCAACATTGTTATCACCTTCAGTAAGGGCATTCATTACATAATAACCAATAGCAGTATTATCATTTGCTAAAGTCATATTACCACCACCAACTATCTGATTACCAAAAAATGTATTATAACTTGAATTAGTAGGTGTAGCACCTATACTAGCACCAAAATATGTGTTTGATGTTCCGTTTCCACTAGAAGTATCATTATTAGATAGACTAATACGAGAATTACCATCAAGTGTAAATTTTGGAGCAGCGAGATTGTGCTGAGATGATATAATAAATTGACCGGTACTATTTACTCCAGTTGTCCAAGTGTGTACTCCAGCAGACCTTAAAAATTGTAAAGAAGTATCTCCACTACCAGCATTTTCAAGACCAAGCATAGCATCTGTACCACTTGTATTTATTTTTAAATGAGTTGATTGATAACTAGGCGAGTCTGTACCTAGTCCTAACTTACCTGCTGAAGTAACAGTCATTACTTCTGTTGTTGTAGCTCTAAGATTTAAAATATCTCCAGTTCCATCTTGCCTAATGTCTAAAACAGTTCCTGATGCGGATGCGTGGTCTAATTCAAGTGATACAAAAGCGGCATTACCAGTTCCTGTGTAAATTTGATTACTATATACATATAAAGCTGAACCTGATGTTACATTACCAGTAATTTTCATATCACCAGTTATAGCTTCTGAGAATGACATACTACCGCCACCTTCAACAGTTAAGTCACCACTTATAGTAACGTCACCAGATATTGTACCACCTGCCAGTGCTACTTGCAATCTATTATTAGAACTATCTAATACAGCGTTTAATGTTTCTTTTGAAGTTTGTGAATTTAATCCTATCGTAATACCAGAGGAATCTGTGTATACTTTATTTAGGACCTCTTGAGTTGTATACTTTCGTAAATTATCTGCCATAACTTACTCCTTATTTATTCCACCTCCACCGCCATTTAGGCACTTAAATTTTTATCTCACCGCAAATGGGGAGATTGGGAAAGCAGAAGATACTATCCTCTTATTACTTTCATTATCTGCTAATTTACTATAAAATTCTTTTATGTAATATTCTTTTTTATCTATTTCTCCTCTTTCTTCGTGAATCATTGCTTTTACATAATCTACTACTGCTAGACATAACATTTTATTAACATTAATACTAGATGTACTATCAGGAGATGTTACTTCTTTTGGTATTTGTGTAACTGTAATTCTTTGACCTGCGTCTTCGCCTGTAAATGTAGTTGCTGTTCTTAATAGTTTATTATCTGTTCCAGCAAATGCAGTAATAGTATAATCTCCATCATTACTAGTAGAACCTTGTACTTTGATTTTATCACCAATTGCAAATCCACTTGTAGTGTCCCAAAAATTAGAAGTAGTAGTTACTATATCATTACCAACAAAACTAATATTTATTCCACTTGCTTTTGAATTAGTTGTTTCTAATGCTTCTGCGACAAATGGTTCATTTAATGCAGTATATTCTATTCTTAATCCATTTTCAATATCTTCATCTGGATACATTAATTCATTATGATAAGATTGAAGAATACCAGTTTGTGTTATTCTAGTTCTATTTCTACTTCCTAATAATTTATAAAGTAAAAGTTCTCTACCTCTTAAATAGTAAAAAAATTCTTTATCTACATAACTACTCATGGTGATGTATCCTCAAGTAAGTAATGAGGTTGATTAGATATTCTTTTAATTCTTTTATACCTACTATCACTAGTATCTAATATACTTACATTTTCTATTGCAATTAAATCACTAGGTAATTCATAAACATTGTCATCACTATCAGATGCATTTAAAACATCTTGCTTACTTACTTTAATTTTTTCTTTTGTATTACTTTGTATTAAATGAAGAGCATCTTTTATATATGCAATTGCAAGTGTTTCGTTTTTAATACCTGCTCTTTCCATTAATTCTAAGACTGTCATTATCTTGCTCCTTGCATTGCCATTGCAGTTGCTAATGTTTTAGGATTGTTTTCTATATAAGATTTTATTTCTGCTAATGCTAAGTTATAATGTTGTTGAGACATTTGACCAAAGTGTGTACGTTCTCCTAATTGAGCCTGTATTGTTTGAATCCTTGCCATTAACATTTCACTATCTTCTTCTGTTCGTATCCAATGTTCTGTTCCCATATTAGTAGAAGAATCACTAAAGTCTCCTTGCCTAGCATCTTCCATCATTAATTTTGCAAACTCTTTAAAACAAGCATAATTAACAACTACATTTCTTAAATCAGAATCATCATCTATTTTTGTGTAATCTATAAAATAATAATAACCATCTTCTGAACCAGCGGGTTCTGGTAATATTTTAATTACTCCATTATCATTCCACCATACAGGGTGTGTCGTTGTTGCTTTTTTTAAACTAGTAGAATCAGATGCCCATTTAGAATCTGATATTGATATTTGTCTACATGAATATCCATTTCTTTGAACTTCTGTAATTGTATCTACGTTTACAGATACTCCTCCTCCACCAGTAAATGTAGAAGATTGAGTTTGAGCAAACATTAATAAATTATTAGGAACATTTGCTACTACAAATTTTTGTGCAGATGGGATAAAGTCTACATCAGCAGTTGCTACTCCTGTTATATCTTTTATCTCTGCTGTGATTGCCGCTGTTGCCATATTTTACTTTCTATACATGGGGGACCGAAATCCCCCACATATATTTACTTTGTATTAACTAGAAGCAGGAGCAACAGCAGTCAATAGGCAAATTGTAACTTTAATAGTTTTAGAACTATCAATTGAATTTGCATCTATTGAAAGATGTACATCCTCAGCTCCACTAACATCGATGAAGTCAGTATCTTTTAAAGCATATACTCCGTCACCAGAACTTCCGTACCCAGCTCCAAAGTCTGCTTGTCCAGCTGCTAAACCTAAGTCAAAGTCTAAAGAACCAGAATCATTTCCAACTCCTTCTACTCTAACAAATCCACCCCATACTGAAGTATCTGTTCCAATATTAATAAGAACACCAGAATTATCAGTGTTACCACCAGCAAAACTATATTCTGCTTTTTGAGCAAGAAGTCCTTTGCCTTCAACTGGGTCTATTTTATCAGAACGAAATAAATCAACAACATCTTGTATGTTAATACCATCTTTATTTGAACCATATAAAGGGATTCCCATGATTACCTCCTATTTCCAGACAGCATGAGCTTCAGGCATACGCCATTCCATTCCTGCTTCTGTTTGAATTAAATCAACCCTACGGTCAACACCACTATTTTCAAGTGTCTGAACACCAACGTATACTGCTGTATCACGGTTCAATCCGTTACCAACCAAAGGTCTGTAAGCACATTGAGCCATGTTAATAGCAAGTATCTTAACTGGAGAACCATCCAAGTGAATATTGCGAACAAGATTCATGTTTCCATAAGGAGTCATTACTTGAGTAATATCTAATCCATACACTTGTTTTCTACCTGCAATACTAAAGTCTGCACGACCTAATAAGTTACTTCCTCCGTCACTAACTTTTTGTACGTTAGCTGAAAAGTAACCACTTAGTTTATGCATCCAATTGTATGTATCAGTAGAACACATGAATAGTGTTGCATTAGCATTGTTGTATCTTGGGTCTAAAAATTGAGACATATCATCAAGAAAATCATCTTGAGACTTTGTACCAGTTCCACCAATACCAGAACCATCAAAAATGTTTCCATAGTTAGTGCAAAAACTAATTGCACCTTCTGTGTATTGTATACCATCTGTTTCAGATTGAGAACCAAACAATAATGCTGTTTCAATATCATACTTATGCTCAATTAACTTTGTTCTCCAAATTCTTGCAAATTCATTTGGTTCATACTTTAGAACAGTTGCTCTTGTAGTATTATCCATTGCCATTGCAGTTTTAAAGATTTGAGTTAATCCAACAGCGCTTGAGAAAGGTTGGTCTTTCCAAGAATCTGGGTATCCAGAACCTTGAGCGTGAGCAGTTCCAACAACATAAGAACGAATTGGTTCAAGACCATTTGCTATGTTTTGATTGTAAACTCTTTCACCACCTGCGTCTCTATCTGCAGTTGCATCACTAGCACCTGGAGTAAAATTGTTAGTTAAAAAAGAAGCAAGTTCATTACCTGCGCTATCAAATTTAACAATCTTACCAGATATTTTAACACATTCTTTACTATCTTTACTTAATCCATCAGTTACGCTATCAATCTTCATTAGATGATAACCATCTGCAACACCATCAGTTGTTGAAGCTACTGGAATTTTTACTACTTGACCTGGTAGGAAAAAAGTAGGTCTAGTTCCAGATGCGCCAACATCAACTTTAGTTCCTGATTGTCCAATTACACTAGTAATATTACCAGCAGATTTGTAATCAGAAGCCATATAAAGTTCAACGCTTTGTCCAACAGCACTAACAGCGGCAGCTGCATTTGATTGGTCGAGTTCTGAATCTGCAAATTCATCGCTTCCATTAGAAACGAATCCCATTACATATGCATATCTCTTGTGATACGAATGTCTCTGTTCAGTAAATTTGAACTGAGGGTCATCCGTAGGTTTTTTTGCGACGGAAGAAACAAATCTGAAAAAAGGGTCTTGAGCTATAGAAAGTTCAGAAATCCTGTCTCCAAAGTTGTATCTACGTCTGAGGTCGCCTGTGCTAGGAAGTGATACCGAACCACTATGCCCAGCGTCAGGAGACGCTCCGTATGTTTCCATGCCGAATACATCAGCCATTTTTGTACCTCTTTAGTTTGAGTTAATGGCTAACAATATAATTTTATATACCGAAAGCCTTTTCTAGTTCACTATCAGTACCCAAAATTGTATCAAAGACTGTATCGTCTGTACTCTTTTCAACAGGAACACTACCTTGTGTTGCAAGTGTGCTAGGTTGAGATTGTACTTCTCTCATCTTGTTTTGAATTTCTTGTCTCGTTGAATCAGCAATTTGACTATCTCTGTTTTTACGATTCATCAAGTAATATATATCTTCAAGTTCTAAAGATTTGCTTTTTGCAAACTCAGTAAATTCACTCCATTCTTCATCAGACATATTCATTTTTTGTTTGAATTGAGTTTCTTTAGCCATTTTTGCATTTTCAGCTTGTTGTGTCTTTAAAACATTATTTAGACGACGTTGCACAATACCATCGATTGTTGCACCCATTACTTTTGCGGAATCGGAATCAGGTTTTTGAAATGCTTCATCAGGGTCAAAAACAAAATCTTCATCAAGATTCAGTTGTTGATTCATTGATTGTGGGGCCTGACCTCCACCCTCAAAATAATTTCTTACATGAGAAATTAAATTAGGGTCTTCACGCATAGCGTCTAGAATAGGCATATAAGGTTCAATTTCTTTTAGTTTTCCATTGAGTCTTTTAGCCTCTCTACTTGAATCGCTATATCGTTTTTGCAAGACTTCGTTGTCATCTTGCGGTTGAACTTCTACATTGGGGCTCGACTGCGTGTTATCGCTTTGTACCGAGGTTGGTTGTGTTGGTTCGTCTAATATGCCTCCATTTACTTCTCTATCTAATGATTCAAAAAAATCACTTGAGCCGTTCATGACTGCATCTTGTACGTTTGTACTTTCGGGGGCTACTTGAGCGTTACCTACTTGTTCTGACATACTATCTCCTATTTTAAGGTTATTTTAATTTAGCAACTATAAAATCTAAAATGCAATAATTAAGATTGCTCGTTCTTAGCAACATCTTGCTTACTAGATTCCATGTCGTTTTTCATTTCGTCTCTCATTTTCTGAAACTCAACTTTTAACATTCCTCTTAGAAGTTTTTGTTGTGCTTCAGTTTCAAGAACATCTTTTCGTATTTCAGTATTTGCATCTCCTACTTTCATCTTAATACCTGCTTGTACTAATTGACGTTGTAGTGTTTCGATTGTTCCATCTTTATCTTTTATTAATTCTTGTACAGATTGTAATTGACTTTGCATTTGAGCTAATTGTGATTTTCTTTCAACAATCTTATCTTTGTTTCTAATATCTGTTTCAGCTAACATTGCAATATCATCAATTAATCCAGATTGATACCATCTAAAATATTCTTCTAATAATGCCCATCTATTTAATGGTAGTGTTGCGCCTGCAATTATTCTTACATCAAATCTTGCAGATGCATAATCTTTATATTTACCAATAGCTTTACCATAATCATTGTAAAGATTTACATTTATTCTTACTTCTCTTTCTTCATCATTACCTGCCATTGGTTGTACAATTCTAAATACTTTTTCAATTGTATAATGTTTTTGAGCCATCATTTTAAATACTCTACCTAAATGTTCAAGTGAAGGTTCTACAATACTATTCATCCATGCTTTTAATCTTCTAGTACCAAACTCATCATTAGCAAGTAATCCTCGATATGTTTCTGCTTGGTCTTGAGAAAATCCCATCATTGCACTAGGTACACCACTAATATATTCTGCATCTGTTTTACCTTGCTGAACAACTGTAAAGAATGCATTATTGATAGGTGCTGGTTGTATTGGAGTAGGTGGAGAGAATCCACTTCTATATTTTAACAATGCTCCAGGCGCTGAAGAATACTTTTCCCACTCATCTTCAGGAACAGAACCTTCTTCGTACATCCATCTAAGATTAGAAGATAAGTTTGCATTATGTAACATTATTTGATGTGCTTTATTTATTTCTTGTTGTTTACCTATAAGAGGAGTTACTGCACTCATAGGATATGGTGTTCCTGTGTACATATAAGAAATAGGTACAATAGGATATTCACTAATAGGAATAATAGATTCATATAAGAATGTATCATCTCCTACACTAACTGTTTTAACTATTCTGTTTTCATAAAATTCTACAGAATCAACAATATTTTTAGAAAAGTTTTTATCTGCTTCAAACTTTTTATATGATGCTTCACTCATTACTTGTTCTTTAATAATAGTAGCTTCATCTCTAGCTTGAGATATTAATTCCATTTCTCTTTCTCGTATTGCTTGAGCAGCCATCTTTTGAGAATTATCAATCATTAGTCTTGCTCGTTCTGGAATTATTTCACCTTCTTGAACTTGTTGTTCAATTTGCATTTGTTTTTCAATTAGACTTACTTCTATTTCTTGTTTATATAAATCTAATTGTTCTTGTACTTGCTCTTTCAACATAACAAGTTGAGACTCAGAAGGTTCTATCTTAATATATACATTTCTGTATTTAAATTTTTTCTTACTATATGTTTCGTAGTATGGCACAATGTCGTCATCTTCAGCATCCATATTTACACCATATGTCAAATCTTCAGGTTGAATACTATCTGTAAAATCAATATCTCTTTGTGAATACGATACTACATCACTACCTTTAGTTACTTTTTTAATCTTTGCTTCAAATTGAGGTAACATATTTATTAGTCTTGCTCTAGCAATATTCTTTCTTATTTGAATAAAATTCGCATCTCTAAATAAAAAATCTCTACTAGCAGGGTCTACAAATACATCATAAGGGTCAAGTCTTTTAAAACAAACTTCTCCAACTCCTCTATCAGCATCTTTATCAATATCTACAAGAAAGTACCCTAATCCTTTAGTAAGTGAATCTAGTATTACTTGACTATATAATGATTTACCATTTGATAGATACCAACAATAATCTGCTACATCAGCATGAACTTGAGCGACATCTACATCATCTCCAGTTGCTCCTACTGCTTTCCACTTAGGGTCATTAGCAGTTACAAAGTATTTCATTATTTCTATAATAGGAGTTATTCTATTTATAGTAAATGTTGGCATTCCAGATTCTTCCAACATTGTTAATTCTTCTTTTGTAAGTTGTTCATTTAGATAAAAGTCATATCCTTTTTGACTTACACTTTGCCATCTATGTCTATGGGAGTTATTTACTTTATCCCATATTTGTTTATTTATTTGTGCTTTAGATTTTTTTGTTACTCTTGGCATTATTCTCTAATCTCCACATGAACTAAATCATCGAAGCGATTATCTCGTGTTTCGCCATCACTATCCCAATCGCCGCCCCAACGAACATTAATATTTAATTGTTTTGCTATTCCTCTAATCATTCCACCCATGTAATGAAACCTATCTCTATCTTCCCAATCTATAGGATACGGAGCGAGGTCTACAGCTTTTCCTTCAATATGTTTGCTAAACTTAGTTTTAGTTTTGCCTTCTTTTAGTAATATCTCCTGTCGTTGCTTGCTCCGTAATCCTTCAATAATTGTAACATCCATAATCTTAATAAGTTCATTTAGGACATTAACAAGTCTAGTGTCTACTCCTCTTAATCGTTCTTTTGACCTTTTACCAAATTTAGGCATATATACTCCTTACGATACTAACCAGCTTTTAGCTTTTCTTTTAGGCTTAAACCATGATTTTTTATCTTTACTTTTTTTCATACTTGGCGGAAATGCATGTATTTGTGCGTAATAAAGTGATTCAATAGTGTCATCATGAGCCATTTTAGGACCGAAAGTAAGGATTTCGTTAATTAAATCAAACATATTTTTCCTTAAATGGACAGTTCCTGTACTAAAACGTGCAGAAAGTCCAGAATAAATGCGATTTCTTTTCTGTGTACCGCCTGGTTTTTGTGGTATTACGGATATATCGTACTTATTTAATCTTCTTCTTTCATCATTCATTGCTTGAAATATACTACGATTCATTGCTACATCTTCAACTGTAGATGATGTGCAATTGTATTTTTGATGTAATTCTATAATAATATCTACTACACCTTTCTTTCCTATTATATCTCCAGTTTCAGGATTTTTAGAACCTATAGTAGGAATACTACGATGTCTTTCGTATTCTAATACATATAATTCATTATTAGCATCAATCGCAATAACAGTTATAACACTATAGTCAGAATGTTTAGTATCAATATCTGTAGCAGGGTCGCATCCAATAAATGTATTAACTGGTATGTCATCTCCATCTTTTACAATATAATTAACACCATCTTCATTTTTAAAGTACCCATTCCAATATCTAATATGTTCTCTTTTCCATATAGCATCTTCTTCAGATTGTACTTCCATCATATATTCTTGATAAAATTTTTGTGGCATACCACTATCTGCATAAAATTTTTTCTTTTCTTCTAGTTTTTTTCTAGTAAAGAAAGATGCCCATAATGGCGTTTCATTATCTAGTAACGCTTTATATGTAATTACTTTCCAAGCAAACTCTTTATTTTCTTTTTTAGATTTCGCATGACTGTTAAGAAGATTGTTAATAAATGAATCATAATGTACAGGAGTGCCATTAACACGAAGACGACCAGTATGAGGCTCAATAGCGGGATAGATAACAGCAGTAACAAGATTAGCATTTTTATCTCTTGCTTCCTGCGTAATTGTGTTTGCCTCATGCTCGAAGTCATCAAGTACGATGAGGTCATATCTTTTGTGTAGTTTTGCTCCACCTCTGATTCCTGCGACATTGCTTTTACTAATAAGTTTACATCCATTACTTAACTCTATATCTTCCTCTGTCCATTTTTTTCCTTTTAAATTTCCAAAATAGTATTTTAATCTATCATTAAATTCAAGGTGGTGTCTAATGTAATCCATATTACCTACACTAAGTTTTTGTGTAGCAGATACCCAAGCATAGAATAAGAAGTCATCTTTACAAAAGACAAAATCTTTTAACATAGATGCTTTAGTTAATACAGTCTTACCATGACCTCTAGGAATAATAATGGCAGTTTGTTTGTTTTCTTTATTATCAATTGCATCAGCAACTTCATAATGAAAAAATGGTGTTTCGCTTCGTAAAAAATCATCAGGTAAAAATAATTTACCAAAAGCTATTAAGTCTGTATATGCAAGTTTTAATGCTTCTTCAGCTTCGCTTACGTTCTGTGTATTTATATTTGCCATCTATTGTAAACTTCCATTGGTCATAACTTTGAGACTTATTATTTATTTGATAATATAAAACAAATGGTTTAACTATTATTTCTGTTTCGATTTTTTCCATTGTTTTCTTTTGTATTCTAAAAACTTAGCACCTTCGTATGGATTAAATATAGTAGTAATTAATCTATTATCATCATCTTCATAGTAAGGGTCAATAATTGTAACTGGTGCATTAAATATATTTTTATCATCTAATCCAAGTTTATCTGCATAACTATCCATTATTTTAAATGATGCTACTTGTATTGCATGACTTATAAGTCCACTAGCTGCATCTTTTAATACTTGATAGCCTGAAACATGAGTATGTCCGCAAGTAAGTATATGGTCTTTCCATCCCATCTGAGCAGCTTTAGCTACACCATGAGCAGTATTCCACATTGAGTTACCTTTGAACATATGACGAGCATTAATACGAATTTCTTTTCTATTAGGAAATATAAGATTAAGTCTTGCTCCCCATTGTTCATACACACCACTATGTTCTCTCATAATAAATTCTAGTGGGTCGCCATCTCCACTCCATACATCATGATTACCTGCTACTAAGTATAGCCATTCTACTTGATTAACAAAATGTTCTGTAAGTCTCCATGATTCTTTTGCAGATGTAGATTGTTGTCCATATAATGCTTGAAGTCTACCTATCCAATTGTTTTGTATATCCCCTAAGTTACCTCCAAATAATCCATCTGTTTTATTTATTAAGTCACACAATGAATATATTTCTGCTAAGTCTGTACCATCGTCATCTACATGAGGGTCTCCAAAATGAAGTATACCTATAGGTCCCATTTGATTAATTTTTATATTTATTAATCCTCTAGATTTTTTTGCTTTTAATTTTTGATTAAATTGTTTTTTTCGATGTTTTATTATATCATCTATTGGTATAAAATCAACTTCTAATTCTTCTGCTTTAAATGGAGACTTCTCAAGAACTTTTGGATTAAGCATTTTTTTACCACATGCCATACATTGCCATCTTTGTCTTTTTTTACTTTTCCAATATGCCCATCCATCTTTTTTTAAATTTCTTGCTCCGCATTTATCACATCCGATAATATTTCCAGTATCATCTTTTACTAGCATATTATTTTTCCTCTATTGGATTAAGTTCTTTTTTTCTATTTGCTATTTGTAAATCTTCTGAACCAAATCCTTGAAACATTCCTACTATACCAGTTTCTATTTGTTTTACATTATTACCTGATGTTCCAACAATCTTACCTAATTCTTTTGTAGATTGCAATATAATGTTATCATCTTCACTATAATCAGCAAGATGTTTTAGTTTGCCTAATATATACTCGTGGTCTATACCTAGTGTCTTTGCAACGTCTAATACTGATTTTTCTATTTCTTTCATAACTCTTTCCTGTTTAAGTAATATAGCTGCTTTTTTACCAGCTTTGTTATCTGACATTTCATTGTATGCTTTTTTGTATGCTTTTACAGCACCCATACCTACAACGATGTTAGTAGCAAATTGTTTTTCTTTATTTGTTACCTTAGTTCGTTCTTTTACTCGTTTACTCGTATCTTTAATTGTTTTACTAAATGTATATCTATTTGGATGTTGTGAAAAATCTGTATCCATTTTAACTGTGTGTCTATTTAAAAAACTACCTACAACAGTTCTTACCCATCCATTAGCGTATTTATAATTTTTTCTATCGCCTGGGTGATTTACATTTTTACTTACTTTTAATAATTGAACAATCCTACCATCATCAGACCATACCCAATCTCCCTCATTACCAGTTCTCCAATTATCGTGAATCTCTTCACTAGGGCAATTTTCTTTGAACTCCTCATATGTATCATATACATAGTGAGGCACTCCTTTAATTGTCTGCTTCTCCAATTATATCTCCTATGTTTACTTGATGTCCATTGCGTTCTAATCTTTGAACTAGTCTATCTATAAGGTCATTTACTTCTTCAGGTATCATATATACTCTATCATTAATTTGTATAGGATAATATGATTCAGACATAGTACGCAGTATGTCTTCTTGTTCATCTACGGAAAATCTACTTAGGAATTTGTATTCTTCTGCCATTATTATTTTTTTTTCTACTACACATTATTATAATCCTTTACCCAACCACCGCCCAGAATCTAATACATAAGTCAAATCAATGTCAAGCGATGACCAAGTTGTTACCCAAAAAAATTGTAGGATTTTGAAATGTAACCTTTTTCCCATAGTATACCCCCTATACGGGGGATTTCGTAAATAGAATTTACGTTATTTTTGATTTGTATTTTATTTGATTAATTAATAAGGAGAAACAAGTATGAACTTTCATGAGATGATACAGTCAGAAGTCAGTAGCAGTGAAGTTATTGATAGAGACTTCTATGTGAGACTAGCTAAGAAGGTTAAGTTGAATGCTTTACCTAAGATACTAGGAGCCAGTCCTCAAAGACAATGGAATAAGTTTGTTGGTAGAATACCTAACAAGAATGATTTGAGAAGAGAGCTTGATGCTAATCTTAGAATCATTAACGACTATTGTTTAGAAGATGGTTTTGAAAGCATCTATACACCAGCAGAAGATAAACCAATCGAAGTTGGAAACATAGGATAACATAGGATGGGGGTGATAACGTAGCCCCCACAACCTATTTAATTATTAATTATTACACTTAATGTCATAAGAATGTAGATAGAATGTCGCAGATAGTTTATTCTGTTATATATACGTCTATTTGCATAACTTTGGCATACACTTTATAACACTTGCCAAAAATTTTTAAACAAGGAGATATTAGTAATGAATGACTTTATTATGTATGATGAAGAGATTGTAAAAAATCTAAAAAGAATAAAAGAATTGTTGTTGGATAAGAAAACTACAACTAGATTTGACCATGTTCGTGGTAATGTTGAAAACAAAGAAATAATGGTAGAATCCATTGATAGAGCTATAAAGATTATTGAAGATAAGAATGAAGATGACAATAATCCATTTGCTAATGATATGAATCCATATAGATTCAATGATTTATAATTTAGTCTCTGATTATGTGCGTTTAAGTCGTGCTATGATGTCAGTTACTAATGAGGGTGGCTCATGAGTCTTGGCCAGACTTGCTAAGCGCTTAGTATTGCCAAAGGTGCATCTTGAGTTGCCCAAAAATTTTAACAATAAACACTATAACAAAGGAGGAACTTATGTTCACAATAAAGGACTTTGAAACAATGATACCTGATAAGATTATAGGTGTCGAGCAACAGAATAAAAACACAGTTATATTTATAACTAATGGCAGAATAAAACTAATGCATAAGGAGAGTAAGCATGGAATCACACAATCTAAGGTTTGATGAACCTGCTCATCCTATTGAACATAAAGTAATGCTGTTACTTGGTATTAAAGGATATAGTAGAAAAGAATTGCGATTTAAAAACTGTTCTGATGGTAGAATCCTGCAACATGGATATTGGAAGAGTATTGATTGGGATGATATTATGTATGTTCAAGATAATTGTAAAGTTACATTTAGTATAGTTAATTGGGAAGATGAAGACACAGGATTTCTTACAGGATATAGGATGCATTATGAAAGTTAAATCTAAAGATGAGATAATTGGTAAATTAATTCATGAGATAAAGATTAGATATGCTAATTTAAGTTTTTTATATCAAAATTCAGAAGGTGAAGAAAAAGAAGATTGGTTACATAAGATGATTCATGCTGAAGGGTATATAGAAGCAATGGAATGGGTATTATCTATGGAAAACATTAGCTTTAAATATACTAATGGGACAAGAATAAGTGATAAGAAAGAAACAAGTTAATCTATTGGATGGCCACCAAGAAATTAACGCAAGTGTTTTTGGCAGTGATACACTTTCCAAAACGAAAACTGCCATTCTTTTAGTCTATACATATCTCCTGCGACTAGAGCGGTCCAGTCGTATACAGTTAAGATTAAATGGTAGACTATTAACCAGAGAACAATGCTGATTATAGGTTGTAGCCGTAATGAACACGTGGTCCTATGTATTGTTACTCAAACAAGGTTTGCTCTGTACCTTGACACTCAAACAGAGCATATGGTATACAAAATGGGGTGGATAAAAACAACGTCATGTTTTGTTGGATTCCGCGATTCACACATTCACCCCATAAATTTTAAATAACAATAAAGGAGAGATAATGTACTATAATACAACAAATGAAACTGGTAATGATTTGAAAGAATCACACAAAAAAGCAGAATCACAACAGAAAAAGATACTTGATATATTTAAGACAAGTAAAGAAGCATCACCATCACAAGTAATGTTAGCATTGCCTGTTGGTACTCTAATTACCTCTGTTCGTAGATGTATTACTGATTTGACTAAAGAAGGACACCTTGAAAAGACTACAAGAAAAAGAAAAGGTATTTACGGAAGACCAGAATATATCTGGAAACTTCATTCTTTAGAATTTATGCACAACAATAATTAGGAAGTAGTAATGAAAGGTAGAAGTAGAAAACATAAAACAATAGAAGATTATAATCCTAGATATGGATTAAATAAAAGAACAAAAAAGAATAATAAAATAAAGCGTATCTGTAAAGGTTGGAGTAACTATGGTATGCTTGGATGGAGGTAATATGTCAATAATGAATGAAATAACAAAAGAGATGTTTGAAGAATATAAACGTATACAAGCATCTGGTATGTATAATATGTTAAGTCCACAAGCAAGAGAAATGTCTTCAATGGATAAAAAACAATGGTTTGCTATTATAAAAAACTATAATGAACTAAATATTAAACACTCATGATAGAGATTATTATATTATTATTGGTAGCTTTGTTACCAATTGCAATAATGTTTTGGGTAATATTAGGAGATAAAAATGAACAAACAAGTAGAAAAAGAACTAGATAAAATCAGAAATTTATCAAATGAACTAAATATACAATACCAATCAATGATTGATTTGTGTAAAGATATTGAAAATCTTTTTGATAATTTACAACAGGACCTATATAAATTAAGTGAGGAGTTAAAATAATGGGAGCGCATCATCATCAAGATTTTGCAATAGGTAGATTTAAAAGTGCTTTTGAAGCATATCAAGAGTGTTGTGCAGAAGCACACTACCAACATGGACATGACGGATACAATGGTACAATAAGTACATCTGATGGATTTAAAATGGTAACAAAACATCCTAGATATGGTACTCAAAAGTTCTGGAAGTTTGTAGAAGATACAATGGATGGTACAAAATGGTCTAGATGGAATTGTATTGAGATTAAAGGAGCAATGCTTAAACGTATGAAAGAACAGGAAGGTTACAAAGATAAAAGAAATATAAGAGCATTCTTCTTTTGGGGTTTAGCAGCCACTTAATGTGGTATATAGCAGAGTGGGGGTTTATCCTTCTTGTACCTCCACTTTGCATTATCTTATTGTATATAAACTTTAATATTGTTAAATTTACAGAAAGGAGAGAGTATGAATATACACGATATATATATAAGTTTTTTAAAATATAAAAATGCAGAAAATGCCGAAGCAAGAAATGATGGTAAGTTTCATGCATCATCAGCAGGTAGTTGTTATCGTAAACAAATGTACAGACTTGAAAATTATCCACAAGATGATATGGATGATAATTCATATAAGATATTAAGACTTGGTACAATTGTACATAAAGATTTTGAAGAGGCAATAAAATATCGTTTTGAACATAATGCATTAGTAACACGAAAAAAAATAGCTGTATTTACAGAGCATAAAGTAAACCTTGATAAATATAATGTAACAGGAACACTTGATATCGGTGAATATAATTTTAAAGATAAAGTTTTTAACCTTTATGACCTTAAAACAACAGCTGCTTATAAGTGGTCTACTATGTTTGGTATAAAGAAAAATAGACAACCTACATTTGAATTTGATAAATATCGTATGCAATTAGCAACATATGGTATGGCAATCAAAGAAGAGTTAGATGTAAAAGAACTAAATATGTTTTTAGTATTTTATAATAAGAATACTAGCATGATTAGAGAAGTAAAAGTATATGCAGATGAGTGGATAGATAAAGCAACAGACTATTGGGAAGAATTAACTAGTCTAGCATCTACTATGAAGAACGGATTGTTTGAAGAAAAGCTAAGGCCCGGTTGGCAGTTTGGTGTACCATACGAAGATTGGGAATGTAAATATTGTAACTATAAAACAATATGTCCAAGTAACTTAAAATAAAGGAACAATAATGAGTGATATAATACAAATAGAAAACCTAGAAAGTATCGAACAAGTAAGAAAATCGATAACAGATAAACATAAACAAGTATCTAATATCAAAACTCCTAAACCATTTATTAAAAAGAAAATGGGTATGGAATATGTAGAATATTCATATATGAGAGAGATTGCAGATAAAGAATTTCCAGGTTGGAGTTGGAAAGTTGTAAGTACAGAAGTCTTAGGTAGTGAAGCATATGTTGTGCATGGTAGACTAAAGTTTTATGATGAAGGTATCTGGAGAGAGTGTGATGTAACAGCATCTCATCGTATACAAAAGCAACGAGGCACAAATGACTTTGTTGATATTGGTAACGATATTAAAGCAGCGAATACAGATGCAATCAAGAAAGCATTTAATATGTATATGAATATTGCAGATGATGTTTATCGTAATCAAGTAGATGATTTAGAGTTGTCTGATTTAGAAAAAAGTGATATACTCGTCCTCGCTTCAGAGATAAGTGAAGAAAAGTTAGAGAAAATTAAAGGACTAATAGAAGATGAATCAATCAATACTGCTAATTACAAAGCATCTTTTGCAAGGTTAAGTAGAGAAGTAGAAGAAAACAAAAAGGAGAGTAAATGATTACAGTTAAACAAAATCCCCCAGTTAAAAATGATAGTTTGTTGCAAGAAAATGAACTATATACAATTGGATTAAGTGATGGAAGAGAGCATCAAAGAGTGAAATATCTTGGTAATAAATTACTAAATGGCAAACCTATGATGGTATTTGCAACTACAGACCAAAGACAAATCACAATAAACCCTTCATTCCACACATTCACAATAACAGAAAGAAAGAGAGGTCAATAATGCAAAGTGCAAAGAACATTGAAATCTTAAAGAAAAAAGGTGTGCTATCATCAGCTGCTGTTAAATCACTAGAGAAATCTGGTGGTGTTAGCAAACGTAAAAGTACACCAACATATGTCTTTATAACAAAAGATAAGAAAGAAGTTACTCCAATGCTATACATGAGAGGTGGTAAAGGTACTACTCCTGATAAAAAGCAAGATAAGTTTGTGGAAGAATACAACAAACTAGTAACTAAATATGCAACACTAAAAAAAGATAAGGATAAATAATGCCAAAAACAATAGATGCAGTATATAATCCAGCAAATAGCAATGCTTGGAAACCAGTTGAAGAGGGTGAATACCCTGCTCATATTACAACTCTTGATACAAGAGAGGTAAATACTAAAGCAGGACCTGCTATTGTTGTAAATATGCAATATAAGATAGCACCTGAAGTAGAAGAGTGTACTCAACCATTGTATGAAATGGATGGATACAATTATATTACAGACTCTAATGGCGATTTAGTTCCTAAAGTTGGAACTGATGGTAATCAAGAGTATGGAACTTGTGAGCATCTAAAAGATAGAACATACAGAGACAATGGTACATTTGTATTTCTTGATAGCTCTTCTAGTGGTAAAAACTCTAGGTATTTTCAATTGTTAGAAAATCTAAATGTAGAGTTAGAATCAGATAAAGTAGATGGTCAAGAAGTAAAGAAACTTGTGCTTATAGAAGAAGATGATGTCGTAGGTAAAGCAGTTATAGTAAAACTTAAAAAAGAAACTTATGTAACTTCTAATACTAAACATTTACCTCCAAATGAGCAAGATGTTAGGTCTACATTCAAAGTCTCAAGTGTAAATACTTGGGATGGTGGTACAGATATTACTGCTGATGAATTAGACGCTGACGTACCATTCTAAAATAAAGTAATATAAAGGGGAGTGAAAGACATTTGTTCCTTTCGATTTTTTAATAATTCGTATGTGGGAAGAAAAGGTTGATAAATTGGTTGGCATCAAACTCCCCTTTTACTTTTATCCGATTGGTTGTAAATTAGATAGAGGGCGGTACTTATTTATATAAGTCTCTCTTCTCTCTCTTCTACTACCAAGAACGGCCGCCCTCAAATTATAACACAAAGGTATAAACATGAATGAAGCAACAGCAACTATAAAGTTCACTAAATCAGAAATAGAAAACATAATAATATCTCTTGTTCTTTCATCTAGGTCAGCAGAAATATTTAGTAATACAGAGATGAGTAACACTATGACAAAAATAAAAGATGACTTAGTAAAAATAAAAAGAGATTTAAATAAAAAAGTAGAGGAGAAACAAAATGGATTATTGGAAGAAGGTCAAGCGCCGTATTGCAAAACTTGCGACTAAGGCATTGAATGATAAGCCAGATTGGCAACCACCAAAGGGAGCAATATACTTAAAAGATGTCGAAGACGGACAGTTAATACAAGTATACAATTCAGAAACACAAGCAATAGTATTAAATAAAACACCAAGTTCAGTTAGTGTATATGTAACTAATCATAGGTCTAATGACCCTTTTTATGCTGGAGAGCAACGATGGGGATTAGAAACAGAAGTGCAGGTAGTACAATGACAAACTATTATGATAAGTTAAGACCAAGAGGATTCTTATTTAAGAGTGAAAAAGAATATCTAAAAGAAAGAGATAAGTTTTTAAACGAACATGGTAATGGTTGGTGGGTAAACTATTGTATAGATAAAAAGAATAAAAGAACAAGAGTAACAAAATAAAAAGGAGAGAGAATGGAAAAATGTTTTTCATTAGAAGAAATAAAGTTCGCAGTTAATGTAGCAGTAGGAGATGATGGACACAAAGCTAAACAAGTGTCTGAAGTATTAATATCAATATGGAATGAACGAGAAAGATTATTAGAACGTAAGATACAAGACGAACAAGCACAAGCATATGAGGAGAAAAGAATCAATGGCCTATAGAACAAATAGGTTCAACAAATGTCCTGAATGTGGATTTGACCTCAATAACAGAGGTAATAAGATGGGTAAAGAGATGTCCGAAATGCTTAGAGCAAGAACAAAGTACACTAGAAATAAAATCAATAACATAGCAACACTTATCAATGATTTGATACCATCACAGAACAGAACAGAATATTGGAAGTTTCTTGTAGGTATAAAAAATATAGATGATAAAATTGTAGACTATGGTATTGAGCAATATTATCAAGGTGGACATCATAATCAAGGTAAAGGTTTTCCTTATCTTAAAAAGATATTACAAACATTAGGACAAGATAACGAAGCAATAAGAGAACTAGAACGTAAAAGAATTGGTGGAGTTCCACCGATAATAAAAGTAGGAGAGAAATAATGAAAGCAAATATACA